TACAGTTGCTCCTTGGAAACCGGTTGAACCTTGATCACCTTGCCCACCTTTGGCTCCAGTTGCTCCTTGTTCACCTATTGCTCCAGTTGCTCCTTGGAAACCAGTTGATCCTTGATCACCAATTGCACCATCTAAACCAGTTGCTCCTTGGAAACCAGTTGATCCTTGATCACCAATTGCACCACCTAAACCAGTTGCTCCTTGGAAACCAGTTGATCCTTCTAATCCTATTGCTCCAGTTGCTCCTTGGAAACCAGTTGAACCTTGTAATCCTATTGCTCCTTGGAAACCAGTTGATCCTTGATCACCAATTGCTCCAGTAGCACCGCCTGATCCACCAACGCCAGTAGCACCAGTAAACCCGGTAGCCCCAATTCCTGTTGCCCCAATTAAACCTATACCTGTTGAACCAGTAAATCCAGTTGAACCTTGGAAACCAGTTGAACCTTGTAATCCTATTACACCGGTTGCTCCTTGGAAACCAGTTGAACCAACCCCAGTTGAACCAGTAAATCCAGTTGAACCAATATTTCCATCTGCTCCAGTTGCTCCTTGGAAACCAGTTGATCCTTGTAATCCTATTGCTCCAGTTGCTCCTTGGAAACCAGTTGATCCTTGATCACCAATTGCACCGTCTAAACCAGTTGCTCCAGTTGAACCAGTTAAGCCAGCTCCTGTTGAACCAGTAAATCCAGTTGAACCAATATTTCCATCTGCTCCAGTTGAACCAGTAAAACCAGCTCCAGTTGAACCAGTAAATCCTGTTGCACCAATAAATCCAGTTGCTCCAACATCACCCCCGCCACCTCCGCCACTAGAATTAATAGTTATAGTATCAGCAGCTTCATCAATAACAAATGTAATGTTAGTACCTGGTATTAAATCTACGTCACTGGTTGCAGTACCATCATCCAATTGAATACTAGCACTACCATCAGTGTTTTCTAATACATATAAATTATACGGTGAAAGAGAAGCGTTTTCCCATAATCCTGTAGTACTATTATATACAAGAAGATTATCATCCTGTATACTTGTAATATTTACATCAGTTAATTCACCCAGTGTAGTGCCTAGAGAACTTAAGGCTGTAGGTGACCATAATCCTAGACCATCATTCCACTGTAAAATGTCTAATGGGTTTGGTGTATTTGCTGATACATTAGATAACATACCAATTAACGGAGATCCACTATTTAATGCAGCAAGATTTACATTACCTTCATTAAAATTATATTCAATATTTTTACTTGGTAAATTAGTACTAATAGTTAAAGCTTCACCAGCTACATTAGTTGTGTTCGTTGATTGGAATCCATAAAATTGTAAATTAACACCAACCTTACCAGCATACACATCTTGATAACCAACACCAGTTCCAATATTTTCACCTACATTAATTTCACCTGGGCTAGATGCTAACGTGTTAACTAAGACAATTGATTTAGATGCTATATTGTATTGTAGCTGCATTCCTGCACCAGCAATAAAATTAAATTGATCATTGGGTAATGTAGAAATTACTAAAGCGTCGTTGCCATTTTGTAACGTACCAGTTGGAACAGTTGAGTTAACATTTATTCTACCAAAGCTATTTGCGCCTTGTACATTAATATTACCTGATCCTATACCCCCAATAATATCCCATTCACTAGTATCAAATACTCCTTGTGTAGTTCTAACATTTGCTCTCCACCACGCTAAAACTTGATCTTCTCCTGTAGTATCTGGATCATCTACAACAACCGGATGATAAACTATATTTCCTATTTCATATACTCTTGATATAACCCAAGGGTTTGATACCATTTGAAAATTAGTGTCAACCTCAGCATTAGTGAGCTCTCTTTTTATTTCTACTCTAAAGAGAATATATTCTTGTAGGTTAAATGACGTTGCCATTGAGTTAAATATTTTTTTTATTTATTCGTCTTATTGATATCTTTATTCAGGGGGAAATTCTTCTATAGTTACTTCGCTATAAGGAAACTGAGAAGTATCCCTACTTGAAATAAAAGCATTCCTAAATGATTGAAGGTACCATGTATTTTCTGACCAACCAGGTACTGCATAACAAGGTGAATAAATTCCAGTAACATAAATGTATTTTAATTCTTTCCAATACCTAACGTAATCTGCAACTGCATTTTTGATTAATTGTATTTGTCTATCTATTAAAACTTTTCTACCAGCATTTCTTTGGCGATCATAAGCAGATCCAGTCTCTAGAGAAAGATCATTCGTAACATCGATTGCTCTGTACTCTGTTGTAAAATCATAAAGTTCACTTGTAGCTAGAAAGAATTGAATAGAAACCAAATCACCTAAAAAACAATTGTCTAAAGGTATATAAGTTTTATTGTAATATGCTTGCATTGCAGCAACATCTGCAAAGTCAATGTATTCATGTTTCACCTTATCAAAAAAATCTACTTTAATACTTTTACAAGTTATACGATTCTTTTTTAAAAAAATGAAAAAGTCTAAAGCTAATTTAAATGATATTGCCTCTATGATCACTGGGATATACTTTTTTTTATATATTCAGTCTTTGATAAGATGGTAGTGTTCAATTAAGGAATCAATTTTACCATGAGTGATTTTACACTCCTTAAATATTTTAAGATGATCTAAGTTACGATAATCATCTATCCAATATACATGCTTAAATCCAGCATTTACTAAAATCTTAGTACACATTTGGCATGGTGATAGTGTTAAAAGTACAATGTAATTTTCAGGATCATATTCTTTGAATTTAGCAATCATATTTACCTCAGCATGTATAAATCCACTTTCTCCTGGGATAAGACTATCTTCTTCAGTTCCTGTTTCTAAATTTATACCAGCTCCACTATAAGATCCATTATAACCAAAGCTTGCAATTTTACTAAAGTCTTTTCTTAGTGTCATGCACCCAACCTTAGTTGTAGACGAATTAGACAAATTACGAATTTGTTCTAAGATAGCTGTAAATACTTCTAATTTTATTTGAAGTCGCTGAATTTTGGAATCCATTTGCTCTTAATTAATTTAGCTCTCATTTTTATACCAGGTTCCTTGCTTAAAGATTTTGCAAGTTTAATATTTTCTTCATCATCATCAAAAAATGTAAAGTCCGTAAATCCCATATCAATAAATTTCTTAAAGGCATCCTTTTTCTTTTCGGAGGTAGATCCTTTAAATCCTAATGAAGTATCATTGATCGCGAAAATGTATTGAGGATTAATATTAATACCGTTATGAGCTAAGAATTGCTGAATAAGTTTAGAATCATCTCTTGCTGTAATAATACCAACAGATTTACCTTTTTGTATTGTTCTTTTTAAAATAGAAAATACCCATTCTATAATCTTACCAGCTTTAAGTATATCCAAACTTTGAAAATCTGAAAAATCCATCTTATCATTAGGCCTAGTCTTAAATGTATTAAATTCTTGTGGAGTAAGTTCTTTAGAAAAACCAGTTTTAGGATTATGTACTTTGATTTTACTCCTAGTTACTACCAGAGTATCATCTACATCAAATATGGTTATTGCATTTCTTTTCATTACTTCATTAGTATCTTTCTATATATATTATATCATCTACAATTAATAAGTGTGCTAGCACTCATGTTATAGATAGACAGATTAACAATCACGCCCATTACTATAAACATGTTTTAAAACTGGGAACCTTAAACTGAATCCTCCGTTTTGATTTTCACTTTCCTCGAAATACTGAATCGTTACAGTCTTACCAATAATATCTTGTGGAGATTCATAATACATTTCTCTTTGTTCTTTAGAAAATCCTGATCCTACATTTACTTTACAACCTTTATGTTCAATTGTAATACTGCTTAAACATTCTCTTTCTATTTGTTTACCGTTTTCTGTCCATCGGATATTTCCATTGATTGCACCTAGTACAGTATATTCCGCATCATGGAATTTTTTAACCTTTAAAAGATTATGGCTTCTTTTACCTTCATAGCCTACATTTTTTCTAACCATGATTCCTTCAAATCCTGCCTCTTCAGCATCCTTTGCCATTTCAGTAAATTGTTCCTCTGTTGTTAATTGTTCTTGTGGTAAGAATTCTAACATATCTGAGTTAATGTTTTCTGGAAGACGATCATATCCATTTGAAAGTCTTTCGGTAAGTGGCTTAGTTCCAACCTTATTATCAAATTCTTCTAAAGTTAAATAATCAAATACAAAGAATTTAGGATTATCTATTTGATGATCCTTTTTTCTGATCTGTTTCATAATTCCTTGGAAGTCTTCATTACCATCTTTGTCAACCATACAGATTTCTCCGTCTAATATAAAATCTCCACCTATCTTAGAAATTTCATTTGCTAAATTATCTAATGTTAAAAATTCTTTACCACTTCTAGAATAAAATGTTACTGTATTCATTTCCTTTCGGCAAATACATCGAACTCCATCTAATTTTCTAGAACCGTACCAGTCTCCACTTTGGAAATCTACCCTTTTTACATTATAAGGATTTGCTAATGCAACCTTAAATGTTGGAATTAAATCAGGATGTACTGCTTTATTAATTGATGTTGTATTAGCACCCATTTTAAGGTCTCTATCAATAATACTGTAGATAAGAGTTTCATATTGTTTATTCTCTAAGATAAATCTGTTAACATTTGCAATTGCAGTATGCCCAGTACAAACTCTATTTCTTAAATCATCTAATAAAGTAAAAATGCTACCATAAGTATTAGGGTGACCTAGTAAATCAGAATTCTTTTTGCAATTCTTGGATGTAACATTATACTTAAAGTAAGGATTATAAGTATAGAAGAAAATATTTTGTAGAAATTCTCTATCTTCATTTTCTTCTGAGTTATCAGCATACTTTTTAATAGTTGCAATTTTATGATTACCTGAAGATGAATCATTCATTTCATTGATGAAGGATTGTAGATAATCGAAGTTGTTTGTTGGTTCAGTCATATTCCGTTTTTGTTTTAATTATTATAATATAAATATAATCAATTTTTCTCGTTTCTGAACTATAGTTTCACGTTTTTTTCAAAAAGTTATTAACAATTTATTAACAAAAAGGTTTATATAGACTTATGGCTTTTTAAATAAGAATGAAGAACCAACAGCCATAGGTTTGCCTGCCTCTACGTGTACGGGTAATTTAAAAACAGGTTTACTTGGACCTTCTATCATAACACCATCTACTATTTCATTCCAATAACCGTCCCAAAGAAGGTCACAATTAAAAAATTCATGAACGGCTAGTTTTACATCCATAAAATTTGCATAATCATGTCCACCTATTATTCCTCCTCGTTTAAGCTTAGGATAAAATAGTTGTAAATCTAATAAAATGTCTTTATATTTATGGGACCCATCAAGAAAAATAAAATCTAAGCTTCTATTTTTATATGACATAACAGCATCATGAGATCTTTTTCTAATAGGATTAATAACATCGGAAACTGGTTGTGTATTCTTAAGAAAACTAGAATATAAAAAATCTTTATCTTTTTTAAACTTAGTAACCCAATCACTATCCTCGGCAGTATGTTCTATTGAACCATCCCAAGTATCAATACAATCAAATTTTATATTTTTACCACTATTTATTATCTCAACAGCCATGAAAGATGCGCTTCTACCTTTCCAAGACCCAACCTCAACAAAATGAGAGTCATCGGTAAAATTATCTACTGCATATGAATAAATGTCGTCAAAGTCAAACCAGGGTTCGCCAATAGTGTCCCAAAAATGATTCATTAGTGTTCAGTATTAAAAAAGAATGTTTGAAATAATCTACCATCCCAGCGATCTTTACCAAAGTATTTTAAGGATGTATGAAACATATCTCCTCTATATAAAACTAATCTATTATAAACAGGAGCAGTCATTGCAGTCATTTCCCACGCATCATCATTTCTTGCATCTGCATTAATTCTATCAATACCTTTTTGGTCATAACTTCCATCTTTTAGTAATGGTGCGGTTTCCCAGCCTGTTTCTTTATGTCTAAACAACCCAGTACCACCAGTAGAAGGTGCATTAGGTGTTAAGTAACAGACACCTGCCCACATTGTAGTTTGATCTGCGTGTATCCAACTTGAATCCTTTTCAGTAGTATATTGAAATGCCGTAGTATAAGGATCATCAAAATATGTAATTTTACCAGCGTGTGCAAACATAATTTTTTGTATAACATCTTTTAAATCCCAGTCATGTACTGGTGCTGTTCTGTTGCCTGGGAAATTACCTGCAACATTAAAATCTTGGGCTAATGCCCAGTCTCTAGTTTCATCAGGATTATTATAAAAATCATCCGTTATTATTAAGCTTGTTTTCATTGTAGTTTGTTTTTATATTTATTCAGTGTCATTGTTAGGTGTATTTAAAAACAGCATTGTTTTTAACTTTTGTAAATTTGTACATCTTTCATATTCTTCAGTTTCTTCAAAATATTTAATTAAACCATTAATACTTTCTACTTTAGAATCTATAGAATCTTTTCTCTTTAAAACTGTAGCCGGGCTTTGCATTAGAACATGATATGATAAATTCATAAATTCACTAAAGTCAGTTTGCTCTAATGTTAATAATAGACTTCTGATAAAGTCATCCCCAAAACCATTTCCAGGATTATTTTCCATTATGTTTATTTTTAATTTTTTGTATTAGCATTTTATCTTCATCGTCTAAGTCTGTAGGTATATCAATCATAACACTTATAAGCAAATCTGTGAATTTATTTTTTTGTTTATAAATAGGAAACCCTTTACCTTTTACTCTTAGTACTTTACCGTTTGGTGTACCTGCTGGTATTGTGAATGTTATAGTTTTATCAAAACAATTAAGAGTACCTCGACCACCTAATAGCGCGTCATATAAAGATATATTTTTTATTGTATGCAGCCCTTGATTATCTATGAAAAAATTATTATCATTTGCTATATCAATTGTCATAATTAAATCTCCACTCAATTTTTCAGTTTGGCCACGCTGCCCTAAACCTTTTAACCTTAACTTTTGGCCTGTTTTAATACCGGGTGGAATATCAACTTTTATAGTTTTCATTCCTATATTAACATCTCTGCTAACTCCATAGTATGCTTCTGTTAAAGTTATTCTTAAAATACCTGATGTATCCCTACCCTTGCTATTAAAACCGTATCTTTGATTAAATGCTCCACTGAAGTTTTGATTTTTAAGTAAATCCTCAAACATACTATCATTAAACCCTGCACCAAAACCACTACCAAATGGATTGGATTGCATCTGATCATATCTTGCCTTTTTGTTTGGATCACTTAAAGTTTCATATGCATCAGCAACCTCTTTAAATTTTTCTTCATTACCTTTAGATTTATCTGGGTGATATTCTTTAGCTAAATTTCTATAGGCTTTTTTGATTACATCTGCCTGTGCAGTTTTGTCTACACCTAAAGTTTGATAAGGGTCTTTCATTATTTCCAGAGAAGTTGTATACCAATTAGACTACACGCCAAGCATAATGATACAATTGTTTTTGTAGTAATTCCTTCACCAAGAAAATACCAAGTTAAAAATGTAAATGAAATAATACCAGAACCAAAAGCAATAAACCTACCAGGCCATAGAAGGCCATCATAATATTCAACCATGAATTTGGTGCCGTATATTAATATGTAACTAATTGTAGTACCAAATAATACTGAAACGGTAAAAGGATTCTTTTTAAACCACGGCCATACAAATTGCCCATTAGTCTGAAACCATATAGCAGCTTGGCCAGTAAAGAATAGTAAAAATGCTAATAATAATTTATTCATCTATATGATATTTATATCCTTGTCTAGTCATATGCTCCATGTGGCTTTCCATGTTTTTTGCTGTTATCCACGCAGATGGCTCTGGTTCTACTCTTCCGTCAACTCTCTGGTCAAATGCTTTGTTTAAAAACCATTTTTCTTTTTTACTCTCCCACCAAAACCAAACCTTTTGCCACGATCTAGGTTTTTTCATATATACTTTATTGCCTTTGTCCATGTGAGCAATAAATTGTTTATATGTAATATCCTCAGCAGACATTATTTATTTTTTGATTCTCTGATTGAAAGCTTTTGAATTCTCTCTTCTAAAATAAATTTCTTTTCTTCTAATTTATTCTTCGTCTCCAGTTGATTTGCAATTCTTTCTAAGACATGTACTAATTTAGGTATATCACCATCTATTAATTTACGACCCATCTGTGTTCTAAAAAATTCTGACATAGTTATGTTTATTTTTATATGCAATAACTCAATGTTTGTTTACGAATATATAAACAAATATACAAAATAAAATATGAAAACAATACCAGACTTTAAAACTTTTAGCATAGATGAAGGAGTTACTGCCGTCGGTTTCGGTATGGGTGGAATTCAAAACTTTGGATTAGGTGGATCAACGCCGCAAACTGGATATAGTATGACTCCGATTGCAGGTGTTGTTGAATCATGCTCTAATCATGTAGCTGAACAGGCAAAAATGTATGAATCTAATGATAATGATGATCATACTGCTGAATCATATATCAAAGAAGCTAAGAAACATATTAATGAATCTTTAGATAAAGCTTATGAAGGGCATGGTTCTATGGATGAAGGTAAATCTGTGAATGAAGCTATGGTTCAAATAAAAGGAAAAGATAAACCTTCTGGAGCTAAAGTATTAGCAAAGATTATAGTAGGTGAATTTTACGATCAAAAAAAGATTAGTAGTAGAGAAGTAAAAGAATGGGAACAGGATATTGCTGAACTAATCATGAACTCAACATTTTAATATGGCAAATACAAAACTAATACCAAAATTTGAAAGCTTCGGTGTTAATGAAGC